AATTCTTTAACAAAGTATTTTTTAGTTAGAGTTACTTCATATCCAGCAGTACAATCTCCAAATGTCTCTGTACATTGTTTTAATTTTATCATCGGTATTTTTTAAGATTGAAGATTGCATACATATCCTCCTGATCCGTTATTGGGATTTCAAATATAGACGCATCCTCTACCTGTTCTTTATTGAAGTCAATAAAGTCTTCCACCGCTTTTTGCTCATCTTTACCAGTACATTGCGCCCGAAGTTTTTCAAACAAATCAAGATAAGTGTCTGTTGTTGACAAGGGCACTTGGAGGAGCTTAGTTATATGCTGTAGATATCGCTCCTTAACAGCATATTTGTTTATTTCTAAAATTTCAAGTATCATATCTCCCTACTTTTTATATTTGAAACTGCAATGTAAATTTAAACTCTTCCCGGAGTTGTCGTATTTGCAGTATGGTGTCCGGGGATTCACCATATTGAAAAAAGATTGTACGCTCTTTTGTGTTGCATTGGATTCCTTTTTTTCGCAACCGGTAGAGTATGTTTGCTCTACGCTTTAGCTTTTTTTTTGGGGGGGGGGAATTCATGATTCATGTCTTATTATTTTTAATTCTAAATTGTTGTTCTAACTTATCGAAATGCCTTCTCGCTAGTTCTGACGACCGCGGGTCGTTAGCATCACGGAAGCGACCACTTATATTTTCTTGTGCAGCTATGGCACAACGGTCGGAAAAATATTCTCGGAACCAGGTCATAACCTTTGGCATGTCTAGCGATTCAAAGAACTCGCCGTATTCTCCCATCTTTGCCTTTCTGAAAATAACATGTATATCCGCCATTGTAAGGCTGTAAAATTCCGCCACAACTTCACGGGCAATATTGTCTATTTGAATATCCCTTAAAGGGCGTTTTAAGTTAATATTATCGCATAAGTCAATAAGATGTGCCTTGATTACCGTTTCAATCTTATGCGCGCCAAAATCACGCCTTAAAACAGCCAACGACGGGGAACTACCGGAAAGTGCTAAAGCGTCGTAAGTTGACCGCACATGTACTAATTCCCGACTAAGTATATTAGGACAAAAGGTCGCTAATGACACGGGCTTTATAATCGTTTGTAATTCCGCTTTGTCCGCCATTCTTTTTTATACTTGCTACTATTTCGTTAAACTTGTTATTTACTATCGGTAAGGAAAAGGCGTTTTGCTTATACCATTCGGGAAGCCGATCTATTAAGTAGCCTAGCATTTCGATGGTGGTATCATCCGTCGGGGCATTAGCAAGGCTGCCAACCTTTGCGATTAGTTCCTTTAACGCCTTTGCGTCTTTTGCACCAAAGACGTAAGACACGCCCGTATGTCTTTCGTACGCCGCCATAAAGACCTTACGGCATTGGGTAAATAAGGTTTCCGCACCTTTATCCTTAACAATGTAAGGAACGCCTAAGGCGGCAGAAAGTGCCGCCCTTAGTTGCTCCTTGCTCGCTTTTGGATTCTTCAACGTTTTGAATTGAGCATCTTTATCCATTGTCGATTCATTTTAGTACGTTATCCGGTAGCCAACCAATTACAATTTTCGCCTGCAACTTGCCAACGCCTTTACATACCGGGCAATCCTTTGTTTTATACTCGTCGTATGTCACTTGTTCGGAAAAGGTACGATGTCCGTTACAGTACGTACATGTATGTCCGTGAGAAGAAAAAGTTTCTCCGTTATGGTTACTACCCAATAATTTGGGTGGCTCAATTTTTAATGTGTTATTCAGCTTACTCATTTGTCACATACGATTAAATGACGGCTCCAAACGTTTCCATACTTGGTTTTCGTCACGTTTATAGAAATAATGATTTATTGCCGTTGATTCTACAAGGTGAGATTCCTTAAACAGCGTCATTATTTCGCTGTAAGTATCATTATTAAACTTTGCTTCCAAGTCATACAGTTTGGATACTGATTTATAATCAAGGTCGCCGTACTTATTACGCTCTAGCAACGTCATTGCTAATTGATACATAGGATTGTCGAAACCATCCTTTTGGTTGGTTATCCAGTCTTTTAGGAACTCAATCAAACGACTAGCAGCCACATCGGCACGTTCGTCAAACTTCTTTACCTTATTACATTTGACCTCCCATTTGTAGAGTTCCGTTCTAACAGTAAAAGACTTTTGCATAGGTGTTCTTAACTGACCATATTCCGCCATAACTTGACGGAAGGCTTCGGCTTCCTTATTACATAACTCTGCAAGGTTCTGCACGTCATAGCTAACATTTTCGACTCCTGTAAACACACGGGAAATCAAGTCTCCACGTATGCCTTCATACGCTTCTCTTTTTTCTAAGGCTAACACCCTGGCTTTTTCTCTCTTTTCGTTCAACGCCGCTTCTAAATCTTCGGCGGAAACATTACTTAAATCTACATTCATAATCTTATATTTAATAATTCGTATTTTTAATTTTTAGCGGCTGCCATACGCTCCTTTTGTTGTTTCTTTTGGATGTTACCACAATACGCACGGACGGCACCTAAAAGGCTATCCAGTTCGTTAAATCTGAATTGTGGGATAATCCTACCCTTGGAGATAGGAAGGCGGCGTATATGGTCATTTATGACGGTATAGTCACCACCGGAAGCGGTTATACCTATTCGGGAAAATGTCGCTAATATTTGATGTACTAACTTCTTACGGATAGCCTCTGATTGTAGTTGTGGTATGTTTTTCCCTGTATTTACCTGCTGTTGTAGTTCCTGGAGCAATTCGCTAAACTCCATGTCCGTAAGAGATGTTAATCGCAACGAGCGACCGTGATTTTTACCATAGTGCCTTTCAAGAAAATCATGTATAAGACCCTCTTTTATCAAGTCTGCATGCTCTTTTGAATAGTTTGGAAGTTGTGCCATAACAGCATAGAACATATTTGTCTTTCTTCCTGTGTACTGTTTCTTTTTTGTTGCTTTCATAATGTTATATTTTATCAAGCCAATATTTATTTGCGCCCTCTTCCCAAATGTTGTAATATCCGAGGTCTCCGACTAAACGCCCCTTAGATATTGCCCTGTAACCTTCTACCCATATTTTAAGGTCTGCATCCTGGTGTATAAGGTTTGCTATGCGTCCGTCAGGCATACCGTTATCCTTTACATGGCTTACGAAAATGAAAAGGATATTCGGGTACCTATCTTTCAATGTGATGTAGTCTTTTAGATCGGTTAAATCCCAACGCTGCACGGTATCGACAACAACAACTTTTACCCTTTTTTCTGCCAGACCTTCCAATACATCACTAAATGGCGTGAAGCGTTCAACAACTTGTATATTGCCTGCGACATCCGCCCAGTTGGTGCGAATGATTGACTTTTGAAAAGTAAGTGTATTGCCTTCCTCTAGGGCAAAATAGAGTGTTTTAAGTCCAAGGCTGGCAAGCTGCTTAACCAATTGCAAGCAGAAGGACGTTTTGCCATTGGTCGAACGTCCGGAGATAAACCAGGTACCACGCTTTTCCGGTTGGTCGAAAGCTTCCAGCCATGCACCCTCAAAGGGTATTCTGTCGAATCGTTTCTTTAATAGATTATATACCGATGTGACTTTAATTGCCATTTAAGCACCGTTTAATTATAGTTTATAGAATGCTTTGTAAAAGTTCTCTGTCAGTGGTGCATCCATTATCGCAGCTTCACGAAGTGCCGGCTCAATGTATTTATTTAGTTCGCCGTAATTGTCGGCAAGGTTTAGAACCATTTCCTTAACACCTTCATCTTCTATTAAATCAAGGAAAGGAATAAACATTGTCGCTTTTTCAATATCACGAACAACACGAAGGCCAGCCTTAAAGCGGCGATATAGTTGCGGCATACCTTCCTCGTCATCTTCTTTGAGTTTTTCTATTTTGTTTTGCAGTTGCTTTGTGCCGAGCAAGACAATAGGGCAAAAACCCTCTAAAGCGTCGTATAAGGCTTTAGTCATTCGGAGTGCCGGTACCTTTAGGTTCTCGGCTTCGTCGATAATAAGTATCGGAAGTTTGCCGGACAACTTCAAATCCCGCATCTTATTGGCTATCCTGCGAAGTTTTACAACGTCACTACCTTTGATAGTGATTTTCATTGTGTCGCAAATGTCATTTAAGATATCCTTTAGCTTATGCAAGCTACTTACCTTAATGCAATAGGTGTTTACAGGCTTCAACTTCTTGAACTCCCTAAGCGTGGTAGTCTTTCCGCATCCGCTTTCGCCTATTATCATTTTCTCGCTTCCTCTATATTTTGCATCTAGCAATTCTTCAAGGATTGTATTGTATTGTGTGGTTTCGACCAACTTCCAAAATTTACGCTCGTATTCATACCCGATGGCGTCAGCCACCTTTTTGTAATAGGCTTCTTTTATCTCTGTGTTACCAACTTGAGTACGTCCGTTAAGCATGGCATTGATGTAGCTGGAGTTTACCCCGCTTTTTTGTTCCATACTCTCCTGTGACAAGCCGTGTACTTCCATATATGAAGCCAGGGCGTTTACGATGTTTTGTTTAATAGTAGAATCCATAATTATATATTTATTTAATTTCCATTCATTGTTAATAACATAAGGCGACGGCGTGTAAATTCGTCTTGTTCGTCCTGTTCGTCTTTTTGCTTTTGCAGGTCGGCTTTTGTCGCCTTACGAACCGCACGACGATTTTTCATCGTTTCCGCTTCTAATTCCGTAATGTTGCTTTGCAGCTTCTGTATTTCTCCTATGTCTATTTTTTTGCGCTTTCCGGTTGTGATACCCTTAAGCGGCGCAACATTTAAGCCGTGTTGATTTGGGTGTAATCCGTGTTTCTCCAATATGGCATTGCGGTTGCGTTCTGCGTCGATACGCTCCTTCTTGTTCAAATGCTCAGTAAGGCGTATTGTATGCAAATCCTTTTCCGTTTGGTCTTGTTTCGCACGGTTCACAGATAGATAGGTTTCAGCAACGGTAATGAAACGTAAGCCGGTAGCATCCTTTTCGTACAGAGATACTATACTCATGTCGTCAGGGGAATATCGCACATAGAATTTGCGACCGATATTTTTGCGGTTAAAGTCCATATCCGGCTGATCACCTAAAAGAACCTCGTACGCATACATCTTATTCTTTACTTGTATCTCAATACCGGCAGAAGTATAAGTAGAAGGTAATTTTGTTGTGATACCAAACATTTCTATCATATCCAACATGTTTACCTTTACCGTCTTGCTATTTTCACTTGTGCGATACATTTCCAGGCGAGATATGCCCGTTTTAAAGTGTGCAGCATTATTCCATTCATCACGGCGCACACGATATAACTCTTTTATTTCTTCCAACGAAGGCAGATGCTTTGTGTTGGCTAGGATAAACTCCATGTTTGCGCGGCTTTCCTTTTTCTTTGCCGTGATATTTTGACCGGTAAAAAACCAATCTTTACGTAGGTATTGAGACTGGAAACGTCCGAAGGCGGATTCAATCGTTTTAGAACGTCCGTTGTATGGCGCCGTTCTTATCGCCAGGTGTGCGATGTTTTTAAGGAAGTTGGAACTCTCTAATTTCTTGTGGCCACCCTGGTTATCGTATTTCAATTCATAAGGCTTATGCTCTGAAAACTTTATAGCCATCTTATAGGCGTTAAATTGCGCTTCGAAGTCTTCCGTATTACTGATATGATAGCCTAGCAGAACCTCTGTATAAGCGTCCATAACTTCGTACACGCTACACGTCTTTATATTGCCTTGTTCGTCCTGATAGTAGTAGTTTAGCTTAGTACCATCGGAATACCAAAGGGCATCCCTTTTCGTCGGCAAGACTGTGCGGTTCTGACGTGTAAATTTTTCCTTATAGTCAAGTTCTCCATAATGGCTCGCCCACCAAATAGGCTGTATGTCCGGACGAAATAAAAAGCGGCGAATTGATAGAGTACTTTCAAGCGGTTTCCAGCCTTTTTCTTCCGCAACAAGGTTGTAGCGTGCGTGTAATTGTTCGACAGTTACACGGTCTATCTGCGACATCCATTGCGCTACGATCCATTCGCCAGCTTCTTCCGTTATCTTGGTAGTATTGCTGTTCGCCCACTTTCCGGAGATAAAGCAAACACAACCATCCTTCTGAAAATCGTTTGCCTTTTCTTTTAGGCGTCGCCAATTTTGAGGTAACGAGTGCGGGTATTGCTTACGAAGGTCAAAGGCTTTGATTGCCTTACTAGCTTTCGTCCAAAAATCAGTAGTTAGTGGCGTTTTTCCGGTGCGCTTGCGGGCGGCAACGTGATCAGACCATTTAACAATTATCGCCTGTATCAAAATAGCGTTATTGTAAAATTCTTCCTGCTTCTCTAATGGCAAACCTTTTTCCGTAAGGTTGTCATACATTACCATATAGTCACGGAAGAATTTCTTTATTTCTTCGTCTGCCTTTACACTATCTAACAGCCCTTTTGCCTGTGCCGCATCTTCTACATCAGCACCGCACGTGTCAACAATCGCTTTACGGTATTTTGCAGGAAGTGAAGCGAACTCTATTAATGCAGGGCGACCTTCGCCGCCACCGCTTCGCACAACATTAAAACGTCTGCGATATGAAAGAGAATAAAATGTACCTTCCGCCATTAGTCCGTTAGGGTTGGATTCCGACCTTATCAGTTGGGAGCCGCTAATACATAATATGCCGTTGAAATATTCCATATTTATCTGAAACTTTACTTTTTTGTTCCCGCCCCGGTCTCGCTCCGAGAATGCAAGTCATTAACTTTCTTGCGGGAGAATGCTTATCTTTACGAGACCAATCAAAAAAACAAGCATTATGAACTATCCTAAAAAAATTAGACCTTGGCGAGTGAATTATGTCGTTTCTTACAAAGACCAATCACTTGCTTTACTGTATCGTTATCCAATCCTTGAGATACTAAAAAATATTGCGCGGCTACGAGGAATCGAGTATAAGGTAGCATTCGAGTACCAGTTCGCAGAGCCTTCTCCCTGTGACGCATATATAGAGCCTTTACACTCTGTACATGACCTTGTATATTTTCGTTCAACAAAAAAGACTTCTCTTTCTGCAAAAGAATTTCGGGCGATGATTGACCACATTTTTGAGGATTATCGTGTTTGGTCAGAAGTTGAGGTCGGCTCTCAGATGCAGAAGTTTTTACATTTATATCCATTTCCATTATTTTAATAAGTTTTCAATACATCGTTCCATCTTTATACACCTGTAAGACCATGCTCTAGGGTTGATTTTCGTTACACCCAGGAACCAAATAAAAATCATAACCATAATGATATATGCTTCAATGGGTTCCGGGAAGTTATTTTCCTTGGCAAATTCAACGGTTTGCGCTGCAGCCAGGAAAAAGAAAAACATTAGTAGTTTTATGCTGTTTGATACCATGCTTCTACCTCCTTTTCCGCCGCTGAGTAAGTAACATTATCGCCCGACTCTTTATAAAGTTCGTTTATCAATTCGGCAAGCGACTTCTTATCCATTTTCTTAACATAGTCTTGTCCGTACTCGTATATGAGTAAGTCCAAAGCAGATATAGCGTTTAAGGCTCCACTTTGCGCCCGTCTTATAGCGCGTCTCCATACATAATTATCTCTTATCATAACTTACTTTATTACGGTTACTTTTTCTTCCTTCTTTATAGTGCATCCCATATCTAATGCACGCTTGCGTATGCGCTTTGCCAATTCACTATTAGTTTTACAGTCCAGTGCCGCCAACACAGTTACACGGCTCTTTTTAAATGCTAACATTAGAGCATTTACGGTTTCTTTGTCTCTTAATATTTTCGCCATTTTCAAAGGGTTATTATTTAATACTCTGTTTTTTTCTTATTTTTACAAACGTCTTTACTTTATTAAGACAGCACAATATTACAATAGATTTCGCCACCATGCAAGAAAAAGAGCAAAGAATTTCGCCAATAAAGCAAAGAATTTTGTCTTACGCTGAAATATTAGGAGTTAGTAAACGTACTTTCTATACTGAAATAGGAGTTTCTAGAGGTACATTAGAGGCAAAAACAGGCATAACCGAAGATGTTTTGGCGAAATTTATCGCCACATACCCTAATATAAGTTTAGATTGGCTATTGACGGGCATGGGAAGTATGTTAAAAGAGGAAGGAAGCAAACCGCTTGTTTCTTATGATTCAAAAATGGGTGTTCCATATTACAATGTAGATTTTGTAGGCGGCTTCGATTTGGTTTTTAACGACCAAACAATAGTACCAACTTCTAATATAATATTTGAGCCATTCGCGGAGGCTCAATTTTGGTGCAATGTAACCGGGCATAGTATGGAACCTCAAATAAACCACGGTGATATAGTTGCTCTTAAAGAGGTTCCTAGTCTAGACGATATATTATTTGGCGAAATGTATGCAGTAGTGTTAGATTGTGCTAGAACAATAAAGACTTTGCGTAAAGCTGACGACCCCAATAAGATAAGATTTATACCAGCAAATAAAGACGGATACGACGAACAAGAGTTCGACAAAAAGCGTATAAAAAAGGTTTTTACGGTGCTAGGTTCTATTCGTAAATTCTTTTAAGGCTTATTTTCAGGCGATTACACGGTGCAAATAAGAGTGAGACAACGCAAAACCATGTAATAGGTATCACTTCTAAGGCTGTTTTTCGCCTACTTATGCCCCAAAACATGTAAAACGCCCCCCCCCGTACGTACGTTTTTGCATAGCCAAACGCATAGCCAAACGCATAGCCTTTATGTACAAATCGTGTGTTTTAACAATAAATACACGCACAAAATATCTCTCAAAAGAGAATCATGCTCCAAAAGCAAGCAAACCCCATTTAAGATACGCTTAAGGCGCATTTAAGGCATTCATAAGGGCAAAAGGCAATAATGTGCCAGGAATGGCAAAGAATGTTCATTTTGCCGCTAAAAATCACGTTTTAGGCACTTATGAGTACGTTTTTGTATGGAATGTAACCGATAGGAATAAAAAAAGCCCCGTTTGAGGCTATTATGGGAAGCAAATGTAACCGAATGTAACCCTATTGTACATTTGGTTTTTTCTCGCCGTTTTTGATTTGGTCTTTTTACTATTTGTTTTTCAGACTGTTAAGTGCGTTTTTCCTTTTTGCCCTTTTGTACACGTCGTTTTTACCCCCTTAAATTGCTTATTCACACCTTCTGAAGATATTTTTTCAAATATTCCTTTATTTCTTGAATAAAATACATACGCATTCGAATTAGGTTCTACAGGATGATATTCTTTCAAATATTTTTTCAGATGACTAACTGCTTTTGGTAGAAGATATAAAGTTCTAATCTTACGGCCTTTGCCTATGACAGTGATATGCGGTTTGTCAACATCAACATGTAGTTGATTGATTTTTAGAGATAAAATTTCATCAATTCTAGCCGCCGTGCAATATAATACAATCATAAGAACTAAATCACGTCTTCCTGTTCTTGTAGAAACATCAGGTACTAACATTAGTGATTTAATTGCATTTTTACTCATACCAATAACTTTTTTCTTGAAAACCTTCTGTCGGGGGATGAAGGTTGTCCCTTGGTATATGGAAAGACAAGCAATTTCTTTTTCTGCCAAATACTTTAAGAAAGCCCTTAAAGCAGCTAGGCGGATATTACAAGTCTCAGGACTACATCCTCGTTTACCTTTCAGCCATAATATCCATTCTTCAACATATGTTCGTGACAAGCACGAAAAACTCAAATTTGAAGAATCAATTCCTTTTTCAGTCTCCAAAAACTTGACAAACAATGACAATGTCATTATATATGTTCTTATTGTATGCGGACTATTTGATTTTATGGACGATGTGTATTCAGTTATCCATTTGTTGATATGCTGAGCTATTTTATAAGCTTCATTATTTACTCTTTTCATATTATTCAATATTTGGAATTAAGTCATTAAAGGATTCTTCCGAAAGATCTTCTATTATGCTGGCAAGTCCTGGTACCAAAGCATAATACTTTTTTGTACTTTCAATATCGCTGTGCCCCATGCTCTTACTCAAGGCAAGTAGCTTGGTGTGTAAATCTAATCCATCTCCAATCCAATTGTTTATATTTTCAATGGCATAATTATGGCGGAGTTCATATGCAATAGCTTTGGTTTCATTTCTTTCCTGCCATAATTTTCTGAAATAATAAGAAATCCACGCTCCCGGATAATTTTTGTTTTTTGTTGTCGAAAAAAAGAAAATACGATTAGGTAAAAGTTTGGACACAGCCGAATTATATGTTTTCATCAGTTCAAGCATTGAGTTATGAAGAACTACAAAATGCTGATTGTATCCTTTGGAATATTTAATGCTGATAATTCCATTTTGTAAATCGACATCTTCACATTTGAGCAAACGGACTTCGGTAGTTCTCATGCCACTGCTATAGAGAAGTCGAAAAAGAACAGGGATTGTAATCTTCCGCATTTCCCGATTCGGACCATACTTGGGATCTATATTGTCACAAGCACAAAAAAAGTTACTCAGCTCTTTGCGAGTGAAAGCATGGGGTATATAAATACGCGGAGTTCCTTTAGGGATTAATGGTAATTGAACATCTATGAATTTTCTTTCCTTTGCAAAACGCAAAAAACTTATAACCGGATATACTCTTGAAATAACTGAATTATTACATTCAGTAACTCTTTGCGTACACCATTTATCGACCATTTCTTGTGTCAATCTTTCTGCTAATGGATATTCTTTAGCACAATAATGGTCGAAAAAAATCAAATTCTTGATGTAGCTATAACTCGTACGTCCAGATGCAATCCTATAAGACTCATATTTCTTCAGAATATCGGTTAAAAATGATTGATATTTTTTCATGGCAGGAAAATTTCTTTTCTAACAGGAAAACAATCAATACTTAGCGCACATTTTTTCAAATGTGAAAAGTCTGAACTCAAATACGAATTCAGAGAATCTGGAGATTGATGTCCTAGTGTTGAACTAATAACGGGTTGCTGAACTCCGTTCTCTAATAACAATGTGGCTAAATGATGCCGGAACAGATGAAAGCCACGTCTATCCCCAGCATTGTTCATAATCTCTGCTTTTCTCATTATTGAAGCGCATATCGCATTCAAATTGCTGGTATGTAATTTTCTGTAAGGAGCGTTTACTGTAAGAAATACGGTGTTTTCATTGTGTTTTGGTCTTTCTTTGGTTATGTAATCAAATAAGGCATTTCCCACTGTAGCCCGCATAGGAAGAGTTAATAGAGCACCTGTTTTTTGTTGGCGAATATGTATTTTATCATGTTCCCAATCTATATCATTAAGGGATAGTGCTGTAATATCACAACTTCGCAGTCCTGTATAATATGCCAACAAGCCAATAGCTTTGTCTTGTAACGAAAGTGAAGTATCATTGTCCAATACTGATTTTATTTGTTTAATTTCATTCTTAGTGAGATATTGGATGTTCTTTTTTCTCCGTTGGAAAGATGGAAGGTAAGATATAACTTTTAAACACACATCATTATGATAAAATGGAATATTTATCTTAAATGCAGTTTTTACATAGTATCTGAATCCATGACTTCCATTTATTTTGTTATCTGAGGCAAAAACATCAAACACACTTGCCTCTGTTATGGTGCCAAGAGTATTTATGCCTTTCTTTTGTAATCTCAATAAGAAAGAACAGGCAGAGTACTCTATACTTTTATAGTAAGATTTGTTGGATTTCTGTTTTACTGCATTACGGAATGTTCTAATAAACAATTTGAATTCTTCAGATAAATGATCATAATTTGAAGGTTTCTGGTAGTGTTTTTTGCCATCTGGCATCTGTGCCTCCAAATCGAACCTTTTGATTACCAGCAATCCTCTGGTTCTGTTTGCCAAAGTGTGCTTGTTTTCCCATATTTCAACATAAGTTTGATAAATATCATCATATGTTTTCCAATTGTAACTTTGAGATTCATTTAGAATCCAGTTAATTTCTTTCTCTATAAACCTTATATATTGCATGCCATAGTTTTTGGCTTGCATATAAGACAAGAGAAGCGGATAATTGTTTCTTAAATTTTCTAAGTTCATGTTGTTATTCTATTAAAATTATGAATTAACAAGATAGAAATATTAAACTAAACAGAGAGAGTGGATAATTATATATTAGTGAGCTGTTGTTCGTCTAATAGCTGGGACGAGTTGATCGTAATGAAAATTTACGATATTCGTCAATGAAGTAAAAATAATGATTCTAATTATTGGTTATTTGCTTTTTTTTCCTTATCATAAAAAATTGATATCTTTGCACAAAATGCCAATTAATATGAGTAAGAAAGCAATCAATCGGATAAAGGCTGTTTTAGCCGAACATAGCAAGACAAATAAATGGCTTGCTGAACAACTCAATAAAAATGAAACAACTATTTCTCGCTGGTGTACAAATGAAGTTCAACCATCTATGGAGAATCTTGTAGAAATTGCCAAATTATTAGGTGTAGATGTTAGGGAGTTAATTAAGTCCACTAAAGAATAATGAAAAAACAATTTAAGATAATTGGTGTCAAGGCGAATTTGAATGTTTCAAAAGGTAAATCATTCAATTCTCCTGAAGAAAAAGTTAGGAGTGAATACATCCTACGATTAGTAAATTATTATGGATTTAATCCTGAGCAAATAGAACAAGATGCAAAACTTAAAGATGTAAAGACTGATAATATTTTAGCCAGTGCTGATATTGTTGTTTGGGGTTCTTCGGTTGAACGAGAAAACGGATTAGCCCCTCTAATTGTCGTGGAGTGTAAGGCTGAACAAATAACTATTAAAGCTGAAGACTACTTCAAGGGGACAGAGTTTGCAAAACTCTCAGAAGCAAAATTTTTCGTTACTACAAACCAAAAACATACAAGAATTTTTTCTAAAATATTCAAACTGGATAAACTGGATACCTCTCAAGAACTTGCAGAAATAAAAAATATACCGAATGGAAAAGAAGCCAATGATGATAAGGTCATAAATATTTTATTGGGACAAACTGTTGAATTCGCTCGAGACGAGTTTAGTAAGATTTTGTGGAAATGTCATAATATTATACGAAATAATGATAAACTATCCCCTGAGGCTGCTTTTGATGAAATAAGTAAAGTTTTATTTATTAAAACATTAAGAGAACGAGAAAATACAGAAGGGCAGATATTTCTGTTGGAAGATTACAAAAAAGAAAAAACAGCATATGAAAAATTCAAATTTGACGAGAATCTTCCATTTTATAAATACCTATTTCAGGAAGTAAAAAAACAGTGGATAAATGATGATTTATTCGAACCTTTAGAAACGATAAAAATACGAGAAAATAGTTTTGAAGATATTCTCAAAGAGTTAGAGGCTTACAATTTATCTACAACATCAGATGATATAAAAGGAATTGCATTTGAGCAGTTTTTGGGGCGTACTTTTAGAGGAGAGCTTGGACAATTCTTTACGCCAAGAACAATTGTAAACTATATGATTGAAATCTTAGACCCACAAGAAGGAGAAACTATTTGCGATCCTTGTTGCGGAAGTGGAGGATTTCTTATACGTGCATTTGAACATGTTAGAGATAAAATTGAGGTAAGTATAAAATCCGCAAAGGATCAAATCAAGCAAAAATACATTGATGAAAACTACCCCAACCTAAGTGAGAAGAAACAAATTGAAATAAATAAAATAATCAATGACCAATTTGAAAAACTGAACACCGAATTTGATGTAGAATATAACCAAAGTCGATTCTGCAAATTGTCTCGGTCATATTTTTTTGGCACAGATGCTAATCCAAGAATGGCAAGGACAGCTAAAATGAATATGATTATGCAGGGCGATGGACATGGAGGAGTTCACCACCATGATGGACTTATTGATGTTAATGGAGTATATGAAAACAAATTTGATGTAATCTTAACAAATCCACCTTTTGGTTCTAGAGTAGATAAATCACTTCGTATAACCAATTTAGATATTCCGACTGAAGAGAAAGCTAAATTGTACAAATCATTGTATGGAGCTGATTATCAAAAAATAGTTGACAAACTTTATGAATGGGCTAATTTTGATAATGGAAAAAATAAACCTAAAGGAAAGTCGGTTTTAAGTCTTTTTGAAATAGGCGAAATGAGCAGTTTGACAGAAGTACTCTTCATTGAACGTTGTTTAAATTTGCTTAGACCGGGGGGACGTATGGGAATTGTTTTACCAGAAGGTGTTCTTAACAATTTGAAGTTGCAAAAAGTCAGAGATTTTGTTGAGGGGAAAGCAAAAATTATTAATATAACATCTATCCCTCAAGATGTTTTTATTGCTTCTGGTGCAACAGTGAAGCCCAGTCTACTATTCTTTAAAAAATTCACAGAAAAAGAAGCTGAATTCTATAGTAAAATAAAGATAGATGTAAATAAAAACATTATAGAAAAATTCAAATCTGAGCTATCGAACTTAGATAAACAAATCAATACAAAAAAAATAACAAAAGAAAAGAAAAAAGAGTTAAGAGAACAAAAGAATAAATTACTACAACAAATAGAGGACGAAGTAAAATTGGAAATAAAAATAAAATTTGATTATGAGATTCCAATTGTAGAAGTAGAGAAGGCTGGAATCAGTTCTACTGGTGCGCCAATTGAAAATGAATTAATACCTGTTGCAGAAGAGTATCTGAGATATCGCATCAATAATAATCTTTGGGATGATAATTACATGGAATTTGAATATAATATTGTTAATAACAAATTTCAAAGAATTATTTCTAAAGGTGAACCCCATATATTTTATAAAGTAAATGGTAACAACAGAAAATAATACAAAGGGGCATTTACTGAAGTTTGTTTCATTCCGAGATATAGTACTATGGGATGTAAAACGTTATTCTCATGAAAAGATACAATCTATATATCCCATTGTAAAGTTAGGGACATATATTCAAGAAGAGAGCTTCCGAATACGATTAAATGATTTTTCCGATACAGATTTCGGAATATTGGGTATAAATAATAAAGAAGGAATCTTTGATGCATATATAGAAAAAGGAGCTAATATAAATCAGCCATATAAGCGAATGGAAAATGAATGGTTAGCTTATAATCCATATCGAATAAACGTTGGAAGTATTGGAAAAAAGGCTAGTGAAAATAAGCATTCATATATTAGTCCCGCTTATGTGGTTTTTAGTTGCAAAAAAGACATAGACCCAAATTTTCTTTTGCTATTATTTAGGACGGAGCGTTTTGGGCAAGTTATAAAAGAAAACACGACTGGCTCTGTGAGGCAAAACCTGACTGTCAATATTCTAAAAATGTTAGAAATTCCTTTGCCACCGCTCAGTATTCAAAAAACATTAGTTGATAAATATAATTTGAAGAATGAAGAGGCTTTAAGTTATGAAGAGAAAGTGAACGATGCTGAAAAAGATATTGAAAACTTTTTATTTAATCAGTTGGCGATATCACCTGCGCAAAAAACCGTACGTTCCAATAATATTACTTTTGTTAGATATCAAAATATTATTGAATGGGGCGTTAATAAAATTAATGCTAATGTTCAAAATAAGTCAACACTATACCCAACAGTTTCTCTTCAAAAAAAGAAAGATTTATTAGTCGATATTTTTAGAGGAAAAAGTCCAATATATGATGATAGTACAAATATTACTATTTTAAATCAAAAATGTGTTAAATGGGGCGAAATTGATGTACAATATGCTAGAAATGTAGATGAAGGTTGGCATAATCGTATTGATAAGAAATTTGCAACCCAAATAGGAGATATCTTAATTAATTCTACAGGTGAAGGAACAATTGGGCGTTCTAGTATTGTTAAAGAAGATTCTAAAGATTTTCTATACGATAGTCATGTTTTATGTTTGCGATTAAATAACGAATTGATTAATCCGCAGTATTGGATGTACTTATTCAATAGCCAATATGTACAGCAACAAATTGAAAATTTAAAATCGGCTCAGTCCACAAAACAAACAGAATTAGGCGTTTCAAATGTTCTAAAAATACAAATTCCCTTACCTGATGATATTACAATCCAAGATAATATCGTGAAAGAAATATCTTTGATAAGATCTGATTCTATTATCTTAAAAGAGAACGCAGAAAAGAAAAAAATAGAGGCAATAAAAGAATTTGAAAAAGCAATATTTAAATTATGAAATTACACAGATTTAAAATAAATAGTAGATTTAAAAATATAGCGGATTTTGAGCTGAATTTTTTAAATAAAGAGGGCATTACTGTTTTAATTGGAAATAATGGTAGCGGAAAAAGTAACATTTTGGAAGCCATTAGTAGTGTTTTCTCAGGACTATATAACCATAAATACAACCCCTCTTTTAATTATGAATTATCTTATACAACAAGAGACTTATATAAAATAGATGTTACTTTCGAAGATGGTACATATAGTTTTACAATTAATGATAAAAAGTCAAGTATAAAATCCGATTTTCTTCCGACACAGTTAATTAGTTCTTATAGTGGAGAAGAAAGTCGCCTTTGGAAAAAATATTACGAGCCTTTTTATCAAGAATATATAGACGCTATCAAAGGATCTACACTTCCTAATTCTAAATTGGTTTACATAAACAAATATTACTGGAATATTGCATTACTAACTCTGCATTTTTACGACTTTGCGAGTTTTACTGATATTCGGGAGTTTTGCCAAGATACACTAGGAATTAGTTCTCTCAACTTTATTAAGTTTTCATTCAATATTCAAAAACTCAAAGACTGGTCTAAGAATCCGAATCCTGTGACAAATTTTGTTTCAGCAATCAATCCAAATCAAGAGGAACAAATACAAATAACTCTTCTAGAGCTTAAAGATAAATTATCATATATTATTTCTAATGAAATAGACTTTTTCAGGTATCTTTCGGCATCTTTCATGCCAAAAAATGACAAATTAATTACGAATATAGAGTTGAATATTAATGCCAATTTGTGGGCAGATTGTCTTAGTGAAGGAGAAAAGAAATTACTTTTGATAAAATTTATATTGGAAGTTGTTGGCGACCAAGATTCGCTGATATTGTTAGATGAACCTGATAGCCATATTCATGTGTCTCGAAAAGAAGAAATCCACAAGCTACTATATCAATATTCTAATAGAGAGAATATAATTACTACTCATTCGCCAACATTAACTCATGATTTTGATAAAAAACATATTATAATGTTAACTAAGAATGAGAAAAATGATGCACAAATAGAGGACAAGGAAAAGCAAGATATAATATATGAATTAACTAAAGGCATTTGGAGTTATCAAGAACAAAATATATTTCTCAACTCTAATAATGACATTTTATTGGTAGAGGGAAAGTCTGACGAAACATTTCTCAAGAAAGCACTTGAAGTATTGCAAAAAACAGAACCACGATATGCGAATCTAAAATTTGAATATTTACCTTGTGGTGGAGCGGATGGAGTAAAACTAATGGTTCAAAAATTCAAACCTAAAATTGGCCAACACATTATTGCTTTTTTTGATAGCGACAAAGCTGGATGGGAATCAATCAATAGCATATTTGGTAAAAGCGATAAAAGTAAATTTGATAATAGAAAATTCAATAGATATCAAAAAAAAGAAAATATATGGATAGCTCATTATCCAATACGTCCATACTATAGGGGGGGGCAAAACTTTAATGTCGAAGATTATTTCAGCAAAGCACTTTTAACAAAGCACGTATTACAATCATTTAAAGGCCTTGATTCTTTTATTACAAAAAAATCGTTAAAAGTTTCATTAGAGCGTGGTTGTGAAAATTTCAATGATTACGAATTCAAACATTTCAAAGTCGTATTTGATTTAATTTTGGAAATAAAGGCTCAAAATTAGACATCGAACAAGAAATGAAGTATTATGCTCCTCCTTATTGTCCTCCCATACCATCACTTGTGTAGTTGTGACGTCCTCATGTTTTAGCTCTTTCTCTTCTTGTAATACAATATAATGAAGACATTAGTGGTTTTAGAAGATGTGTGCAAAAGAAAAAAATCGAAAAATGGAAATCTCAATCAAAAAGTCTTATCGCATTTTTAGGTGTCAAAGAGATTGTAGACAAGTGAAGTATTATCCAAACCTTAGATAAGCTATATAGTTGTA